AGTACATCGTAATGAAACTGCCATTTAATTTCGTAATATGATAAGGATTTCTTTGAAAAGCAAAACTGGATAATTTCTCTTTCAAAATCACCAGCTCTACCTTCTTTTACTTCGGACTTAATCCATTCGTTTGATGAATAGTATTTCTCCCAATCGGAAGCACTTCTAACAACTCTCTTTCTAGTCTTACCCTTAAGGGGCTTCAATCTTCGAACCTGATTTAGGGATTTCTTCCCTATATAAAATCTACCAGTTGGTATGTGTATCATTTTATAGACAAACCCAACTGCACCTTCCGGTGTGTTTTCCTCCGTAACAATATTTCCATTAAATTTCCAGCTCACTTATTTATTTTTTGCAGTATTTACACTAGCTGCGTAAGTTTTAGATGGATTGAATCCTCCAGTTGTACCACCCAATTGTCCACCTCTTGGTTTTGATAAATCGGTTTTTATCAAATCTTTTGAGTTTTGAAATGGGAATTCTACACCAATAGGAGTCTTATCAATACCTTTTGTATTAGCTTGAGAATCTTTTGGCTTTTTAGTTAATAATAATTCTACTATTTTAGACATTTTTCTTAGTTATTTAATTACCTATAAATATAACATTATGTATCGAAACGAATAATAAAGTTTACTGGATAGTCTGGTAGTGACTTTATTGGTTGTGGTAATTTTGCTACAGCTACCATATTTAATTGCTCATCATATAACCCTATTGTTGTAATATATGGTGCTAAATAAGAACCAGTTGGGTCTATCGAACTACTATATTCATAATCAGCAAATCCACCTGATTTATTAATATCAAGCGTAGATGGTATGTTATTTAACTTTATTTTACCAAAGTCATTTCCATTAAAATCAACGGCTGAAGGATTTTGTGATACATTAAATTCATTTTCTAAAACTGAAATAAACACTTCATTTTCAAATATAGTTTTTGTTGAACGATATCTTAAAGTAAATTGATTTAAAACAGAACCACTAACTACATCTTTGGTAATAACTACCAATCCCCTATCATAAAATACATTGCCTTTTATATTACTACCAGAATCTAATAAATTTGAATATCCGTCATCTGTGTACGTTCTACCTAATGTTTCATCTTCCAATACCACAGTACCAACCTTCATACCCTCACCATAATATTTCTGTGGTACTGAAAACACCGCCATTTCATTTTCTAAAACTCTTTCATCGGTTGATGCATAGGATTTTCGCAACCCAACTTCTGTCAATACAGATGCTGTGGCTGGGTTTGTATAAAATTGTGCTTTTGTTGATTCGTATATTATTTTTTTAACAAAACCAATTCCATTTATATCGTATGTTTTTTCATCTGAATCAATATCGATAAACGTATTATTTGGATTTTCTCCAAAAATAGGTTTAATATCATTTTCATCCAAAGTCCATTCTTTATAAACTTTGATTGGTCTTGTGATTATATCAGATTTAGGAATTTCTTTAATCATTTATTCTTCCGATTTGTATATAAATATTGGTTAAACTAAAAACCCCCTTTCGGGGGTTCTTATATTGTGTTTAATTTTTAATTAGAATGATAATTTAACTTTAATAAGTACTTCCTTATCAAATGATTTTACAATTGGTTGGGATGTTTTGGCAACCGCAATCATTTCGTTTGAATCATTTAACAAACCTACAGTTGTAATGAAAGTTTGTGGGTCAGTTTCAAATGTACCTTCTACAAAGAATCCATTTGCATCTATATAAGTAGGATTATTAGAGTAGTTAAACTCTCTATTTGTTGCTCTTACAAAGAAATGTTGAGTAGAAATGTTTTCAGTTCTACGTGCTTCAAAATCACCACCTCTTTGCATTGCCTGTAATAATCTATATTGATTAAACATTTCAGCTCCAGTTGAATGTGATGGGGCTACACTACCACTTTGTACAATTGCTCCATCTTTAGTGTAAATTGTTTGGTTAGCAATAGCACCTAATGTAGCACCAATTGCTTCAGCGTTAAGAACTATAATACCTCTATCAGGATAAAATAATCCAAAGCCTTGTCCGTTTGATGAAGTTGTAGTATTAATTGTTGCTTGATTTTCAGTTCCTAAATTCAATGAACCAGAAACAACTTTAAATGTTCTACCACTTAAACCTAAATCATCTCCAAATTTCTTACCACTATTATCAATAAAAGTAAATGTACCATTACCAGCCGTTAATTTTAATGACCAGTTACCAGCATCCATTTTTTCTCTATATCTACTTCTAGCTACATTGATTATATAAACAGCGTTACAATCTTGCAAAGTACCTGCTGAATTTTCAAATGAGAATTTAGTATCAGTTGGGTCTAACAACATTGCTCTATATTGAGCGTAAGTTGCTTTAGTTGCAAGAAGTGCTGAATCATTAACATCCAATGTCATAGAACCACTTCCATGAACATGTCCATAAGCTATAGCGTATTGTACTTCAGCGGTATCAGAAAATGTTACTGGATTGTAATCATAAACATTTGCATAATAGTATCCGCTTGTTGCGGTAGTTTGTGCAGATGCTGTAAAAAATTGTGCTAATGAACCAGAATCACCTGTCCATAATCCGGTAGTAACTACTTCAGTTTTTGCATTAACTTTATCAAAATCACCAAATCTTTTATAGATACCAGTAGTTATACCACTTGTGTTTGAAGCGATTTGTTGGCCAGCTGGTAGTACGCTATTTAAAATAGATACGATTTGGTTTGTATCAACCGTACCAGAGTTTGCTAATGCTGCTATCTGGGCGGTTACGTTTGGGTCATTTATTAGTGCCATTATTTATTTCTTTTTAAGCTTTATAAGTTACAGTTACAGGTATAGTTTGAGAACCTCCAGTTTCATTACCATAAACTGTCAATGTAGTTGATACATCAATTGTTAAGTTTGGATTTGGAGTGAATCTAAATTCTAAACCACTAACCACCTGTGCGGTTGTTGTAATTTCCTCTCCTAAGAAAACAGGAACACTACCAACTGCAGATGCGCCTCTAGTAACAGTTAACGTACCAGCTCTTTGGTCTGTTAATACTACAGTGTATCCAGCACTTGCGTTTCCAGCAGGTGAAGTTGTTGGTGTTAATCCAACACCACCTTCTAATTGATTTACACCTATTGATGGTACACCTAATCTTACGATTGGGATTTGAGTTGTTCCTTTTGGAAGAGTCACTAATTTATATCTCAATATTTGAGTTTCATCGGGTGATGCTTCGGTTACAGGAATTGCTCTAATTGCTGAATCATAATAAGCCGAACCCTTTGGGTGTGCAGGCTCATATAATGTATAATCAATCTCATCATCACCCAAAGCGAACTTTGAAATGTTTAAAGATTGACCAGATGCTAATTTTTGTCTTCCTTTTTTGGTAAGAATTGCATCTACTGTTATTTCGGTATTATCTAAATATGCCATTTGATATTGTTTTTTTAATTCTTTTATTATCTAAAATAAATATAACCATTTAATATTTTCAAATTAATCTACTTCAAGTATCGGTTCACCACTACCTCTACCTGTCTTAGCCACTCTAAGAATATTAGGATTAGTAGTAAATGTTTCAACCGCAGGTAATCCATCAGGTGTAGTTAGTACCCCATTAATCACTCCTTGCTTAGAACCTTTCCAAAATGAACGTTGTAATCCTTCACCCAATCCATTAGTAAATTTATAGTGAGTTGGTAAGTAACCATTAATTGGTGTAACTTGTACTACATCGTTTCCTAATGATATACTACCACTAAAAGGTAATAACGATACATAATATTTATCTTCAAATGTAGTTATTGTAGTATATTTAACAGGACCTGAAGTTGTTGCTGGATATCCACCTGTTTGAGTTTTTTTCTTTTTAGGTTTAGATTCTTTTACTAAGAATGCACTAACTCTACTGCCTGTTGTTTCTAAATTTCCAAATATATCATCAAACGTTCTATAAATAGAATTTCCTCTCTTAGCATATAAACCATATCCTAAGTTTGCTAATGAATTTTTATCCATACCAATTTGAGTAGATGAAAACGAATCTACTTCACCATACAAACTAGCACCAGTAGGACACTCAATATTTACAGAACCTTGAGATGGATATGTAGGGTATTCCGTATCTAATATATCTACAAAATTATAATCTATTGTAGATTCATAGGTTGGGTTTGTACTTTCTATTACAATTCCAGTATTTGCATCAACTATACCATCGTAATTATTTAAATTACTTTCTAATGTTGCTACGTCTTGTACATTTAATTCACCTTCATTATAATCAAAAGTAGAATCTATTGAAACATCATCAAATGTTAATATAGTTGTATCAAAATCATTTCTTTCGGATTCAGGCTTTGTCCACTTAATTTTATTTCTTTCCAAATAGTGTGGTTCAATTAATAAACCTTTTGATACTTTTGCTCTAGCAGGCGCTAAGTCATCCAATACATCAAAAAGAGATTTATCAATATATCTTACTAACTGAATGTATTCGTAGATATTTCTATCAAGTCTTTCAAAATAATAATTTCTTAAAACACTTAATTGTTTGTAATTGTCTTTATATTCATCCGATGGGTCTCCAATGTAGTTATCAATATTAAAATCACCAAATGCTTTTAAGATATCCATATTCAACTCCTTAATTGGAGAGAAGAATAATCCTAAACGATTTGAATCTATTGGAGCTCTATCAAATGATTTTTTAGTTGCTCTAGTTTTATATGAAAGGTCACCAATTAAAGTTTGTTCTTCAAAACGAATTTTATTAGAAGCATTAAATCCTAAAGATGGAACAGTAGCTGTTACAGTTCTATCGTATGGTGTATATTGATAAGGATATGCAGACGCCGAATACATATTACTTGCAGATGCAAATGGTTCTGCATAGCTTTCATTTATAGCAACGTTTTTAATAAACGAATCTTTAGTTCTATCTTTTGGATATTCAAAATCTAAACGGAATAATAAATCTGTTGTTGATGCTGTATATGAATTACCATTAATTGCGTCTGGAAATAATGTATGATTTTCAAATTTACTTCTTTGTAATGGAACAGTCCATAAACGAACTTCATCAACATTACCTTCAAATCCATTTCCACCAATTTGTAAAGATGAACCAGTTTCCCATTGGTTGTCGGATGTCAGTAATGACATACTAAGAAATGTATTTATTCTAATACCATCGGATGTTGCAAACCAAACTTCATATTGTGATTCAGAACCACCATAGTTGTATCTATTTATAGAAATGTTTGTATAGTTCTCTAATGATAATGGGATATTAATACTTCCTGTTTTAAATTCAGGCCCATATACATAATCAATTGAAGTTTCAATATATGGAGTACCAACCCCAGTTGTCATAAAGTAACTACTTTGAGCAACATCACCACCAAAGTTTAATTCTAATGAAGCAAACGAGCCAGTAGTTCTAACCAAATCTACCTTCCATTCACTTCCAGAAATTATAGTATAAGATGTTTCAGGTAGTTTTGCAGGCTTTATTCTAAATTCAACACAAGCTGGGTAGTTACCAGTTGTTGGTGCTACTTTCCAAGGTACTTTAATATTTGAACTACCATTTTGATTTAAACTACCTGTCAAATAAATTGCAGCTGTTCTATCATCAAATGTAAATTTAGTAGTTGCATCGTTTGTTGGGTCTTGTGGCCCTCCAAATTCCATTATAGTCAACATAGATTGGGGAACACCATAACAAGCCATTACAGCTTTCATAGCTCTACCAGTTCCTTTATGTTTTAATAGGTATGGTAAGTTATTTAAGATTCTTCTCCAAATTTGATTGTTTGCCTCATCAAGAGGCATAGAATATATTTGATATCCTTCTCGATTCGTACCATATACATGCTCCCATAGGAAGTTGGAATTAAATGCTCGTTTGGTATCCCATCCTAATGATTGTAGTATAGGACCAACAACAGTATTTATTATATTTTTTGATTGAGCTTCTCCTATTTTTTTATTATCTCTTATAGAATTTATATAGGTCCAAATAATATCAAAATGCTGGCCTATCATATCCAAAAATACAATAAAATCATTATTATCATAATCTTCCTGAATAAACAATGGAAGATTATTTACTAAATAATTTGTATTGTACTTATCATAATATTCGGATGCCGCTACAATAGAATTATACCATATTGTTGCTTCTGATGTGTTCGTAAGATAATTTACTTTTCTTGTAATACCATCTTGAAAAGTATTATCAAACTTAGGATATGCTAATTCATTTGTTGATGTGTATAGGTACTTTTCAAAACCATCAAAGTTTTGAATTATATTATTAATTTTATTAAGTAATACACCAGATTCATCAATAGGATATTGTCCGTATTTGATTGCAACTTCAAATTCCAAATCCAAAGAGTCTTCAGTATTTAGTATTTCGTTACCATCTATTTCTGGTGTGAATATGCCTTGAGCATCTTCTGTTAGTACATATCCAACATTAAAAGTTTCTTCTGATATTGCTTGGTATTCTTGAATATATTTTTCAAGTATGCCAAGTTTATAGAGGAAGTTATTTACTCTTTCCTCAGCCGAACCAAAATTTACAAAATTTTCCCAACTATATTCAGAATCTTTAACATATTCTATATTTAATTTACTTGTATCTATACCTTTTGATTGAGCGTACTTATTGATTAGTAAATTAGATGAATAAGAACCACTTGATATTAAATCATCAAATACCTGATAACCAATACCATTATCAACCTCTAATCCAAAATTAGGTCCTTTTAATGGAGGACAATCTTGTGTAGTATCTCCAACTAAACGTATAGTATCAATAATCGGATTGGCTAATATTTTAGAAATCCAAACTTGTTGATTATCCTGTACGGATGTTGGTAATGGTTCGTATAATTTTAATATTAATGAATTTTGGCTACCAGTCCAAGTTGTAATTAGTTTATTATCACCTTCGCCAAAATGTAAAAGATGAGTTAAATATTTTGAAGGGCTATCTCTTAATAAACTTCTATCAAATTGATTTATAAATCCTTCAGCTATTCTATTAATAGCAACATTTCTTGGAATTGTATAATTACTTTTTACAAATTTAATTGTAAGAAATTCCTCTTTACCACTAATAGTTTCAATACCACTAATGTTATATGGTATTAATTTTAAATTAAATACAATATTATTATTATCTTCGGCTAAATTATTACCCGATAACTCTATTAATTTTTTTACATTTAACGATACATTTCCGTTAGATGGTAATTGAGTGAAATTAGTTCCATTATATAATCTAACATAATCCGTATTAACGGAATCGTATGATATTTTGAAATTAACATCAGTTCCTACAAAATCTGGTCCAAATAATTCAGATGGATATGCTATATTTCTTATATCAGGTATACCAACATAAACCTCATTAACTACATTTAATACAAATTCAATAGGATTTCCATCAGATGCGGTTTGGCCCGATAATAATGATGCTCCTATTTTTTTTGTAGTTGAAGGCACCAATACTACTTTATAGTTTCCTATTTTAGTAATGGCAGCTGCAGGTATTGCTACAATAGCTGAATTAGTACCATCGATTAAATTAGTATATTTGTAAACACTCTCTCCTATATAAATTGCTATATCCGATACTGCTCCATTTTTAGATACACCAATAGGAATATCCGATTTTTCGTTTATATTGTATTTTTTAACACCTTCTTTATTTATAAAATCAATAGATGGTAGAATTTTTGTACTAATTGCCGCCTCTGTTGTTATTGATATTTTTTTATTTGAATCGGCTTCAAAACTTAAAAACACACTAGAATTCCTAATTACATTTCCTAAAGGATTGTTGCCCTGTGTTGGAAGTATTTCTTCGGTATTACCATTTGCGTTTGTTACTAATATCTTTGATATTACATAATTTGTCAAATCAGCAGATGAAATAGCTATATTAGTTCCAACTTTTTCAGTATAAGTGTATATTTGTTGTGTTGATAATGTATCGCTTAATGTACCATTTGTGTATAGAACAGAATCCCCCATACCACTTACTTCAATTGTAATGGTTACGTTTTCATCAGATATCGGTGTATCTACAACAACATTAGATTTTTCTAAATTAAATGCAACATCAATTATTTGACTAGATGCATTGTATGGAAAACTTTGTATTACATCATCTTTATAATATTCTACAATTACTTCAAATGGTGGAGTATTTGTGTATATTGGTTCATTATTACCAACCAATGGTTCATTGTAATTTGGTAATAATCTATTTTGATATCCAATTAAACTATCTCCTAAATTTATATTGAAATTTAAATTACTAAAATTAAAATTTAAATTTGGTACAGCTCTAAATATATATTTTTCATTTGATTTAAATCCAATTTTATCAACAGTAATAACTTTACTTCCAAATTTTAATAAATCATTTAAAGATATATCTAATTTATCTGTTGTTGTTTTGAATGTATTTTCTGCGTTTACATATATCTGCGATTCAGTATTTGCCTTAATGTTTACTATTAAATTAGTATTTGCATTTATTGTACCATACGCATTTGGATTTGTTGTAATGGGTATTACTACATTATTTGGAGTAGATACTACTACACCACCCCCACCACCTCCACCAAAGGACACAGATGAATCACTAATACTATTAAGTACACTTGCAGGGTTTGTTCCCTCTAACGAAAAATCATCCCCGAATATTCCATAATTTGCTTCTGCCATTACTTAATAAATATTTTATTGTATATTTTCTCTTTGTCTCATATCTCTTTCAAATACCTGCTCTCTACCATATCCAGTTCCAAAATCTCTTTCAACGAATCCACCCCCACCACCACCACTACCACCGGTTGGAGTTTCTATTATAATAGGTAACTCGTTACGGTCATTTTCAATAGGTGGTTGTTCTATTGTTATTACTTCACCAGTTGTTGGATTTTCTTTTTCAACAGGAAATGTAATTTTAGGTTCAGGTTCTGCTATTGGGGTTTCTCCTTTTAGTTTTTTTATGAATCCTAATTTCTTTTCACTTTGCTCTGGTTTCTCTATTGTTACTATTTTTAATTCAGGTACTTTTGTTTCAATTTGTATATCCGATGCTTTTGATTGTAATATACTTGGTGCATCATCCAAACTTTCAATTCTTGAATTTACAGATGTACTATTTAATTGCTCATCTTTTTGCATTAAATAAAAATTAATAGAATTAACAATCAACTCCGATAGTCTTCTTATTATAGTATTTTCTGATAATTGTAATCTTGGTTTAGTTGTTCTTGGTTTTCCGTAATTAAGGTCCTTAATATCGGATATCCTATTAGTAAATTCATAGTAAGCAGATTCTACAAACTTTTTATGAACAAATACGCTAAACGAATCAAAATTAGAAATTTTATATTCTGTTTTTAATTTTTCATACCATCCCTGCCCATATATGTTTTTTACAAAATCATCGATTACACTTGGATTAATTGATTCTACTAATTTTAATGCGTTGTATATTATATCACTCCTAAAATCACCATTATTATATAATATTCCAAATCTCTCTTTTATATCAGCCGCATTATTACTTTTTTCCAATGGAAATAATCTAACTTCTGTTCTTGATGGTGATATTTCACCAATCCAAAGTTTATCATTTGGTTGAAACGAACCCACTCTTTTATTTAGTAAAGATACTTGTGTTTTGAATAATCCATTAGCATAACCAGCCTCATTTATTAATCTTTCAACATCTATAAAATATTCGGCAGGTAAGTTGTTTTTTGTCATAACCGTTCCTTCCGCTATTAAAAAATAATCTCTTATATTTTGATTGTTTAATGAAATGTATCTAACCAATCCATGTCCTTTTTGTGGCAGTTGATTTTCAGAAATATCATACATAATAAATTCTATGATATCATCTTCACTTAATCCAAAAAAAGTCTGTAGGTCACCTTCCTCAAATATTTTTCTATCATTTGGGTTAATGCGGTAAGCTTTATTTTGTATTACCTCTTTAAAATTTTTCAATCCAGCTGCTGCCATAATTTATTTTTTAATAATGCTATCCACTCCAACTAGTTCCAACTTGTTTTTGAATTGAAACCCCAAGTGTTACATTTGATTTTTGAGATTTAACAATTAAACTACCTTTATATTCAGTATCACCCAATAAAGTAACACCAGCTGAAGGTCTGAAATCATCTATTTTAGATGGAATTGTTTTTACAGTGAAAAACTTCGTTTGCTTTGGTTGTAATGTGAATGATGCAATTTTTTCAAAAGAACCTATAGTCTGTCCACTTTCTTCAAACGTAAGTGTTATTGGTTCTCTTGAGAAATTATAAACTTCAACATCAGGTCCATTTATCCACTGCCCATTACCATCATCTTTTGCTCTAGCTCTATAAGTTAAATCCCCATATTGAGGTGAACCTTTTTGTACACTCTTAACAGAGAAATCCATACCAACTTTTGCACCTTCTGCAATTTTAGCTTGCTTACCTTCTAATATTTCTTTATATTGGTCATTTTGTTCTTTCAATGATTGATTACGAGCAGTTAAAGAAACTCTTTGAATTGCTTCAGCAGTTCCTTTTTGAATTGAATTTTGTAAATCAACTACTACATTTGATATTTTTACGTTTGCCTGATTTAATTGATTTTCAAATGATGCTACCAATATCTTTTGTGAATCAACATCAACTCGTAAACTTTCCGAAACTATTTCAAGTTCACTAACCTTTGCTGTTAAATCCACTACAATTGTATTAAGTCTAATAACCTCTTCTGTTAAATCAATAACGGATTGAGTTACTTCATTATAAACAGGTCTAGGAACATCATCATCCAATGGTGGTGGTTCGGTTGGTATTAATTCAAATATCCTTGTATCTACTGATTTTAGTAAATCAATTTCATTATATTTGGGTTTACTTAGTTTACCAAAAACAACACCATCTGTTTCATTGTACTCATTAAATGTATAACTTGTTTCAGTATTACGTTGTATTACAGAAGACCCACTTGTAGTTATACCATCAAGCAAATTAGCATTTTTTAATCCAGATGTTGTATTTCTATAATTAGCCATATTAGTTATTTACAACAGTAAATGTAATTTTATCATCATAATACTTTACATCACCATCCATATCAATTTTAAATTCTATTTTATAAACTCTACCAGTTTCCCAATTCGATAGATTTAATTTAATATAGTTACCATCACTATCACAACTCAATTTTGAATACTCACTAAAAGGAATTATAACATCATCCGATGCGAAATCTTTAATTTGATAATAGCTTGTTTGTGGAAGATACTTTATATCATTATATGCAAATGAATTTGTAAAAGTTTTTAATGGATATAATTCTCTACCAACCACTCTTATTGTTGGTATGGTATTTTTTTTGTATTCATTTTTAAATGATTTAACACCAACTTTAATATCATTTGAAGTTAATTCAGTTAATGAACCAGTTATATATGATTGGTCATCCCAACCTACTCTTATCTTTGGTTGATATATTGTAAATGTTTCTTTACTAAATAATCTTAATATTCCATAATCCTGTGTATTAGATTCTATGTTTTCAGGAAATAATGTTGAGTTTGCAAACTTTAGTATTAATCCATCATTTGGAATAGAACCTGACATCCAAACTTTTAACATTGATTTGATATCCATATCGATATCACCTCTTTCATAATTAAAGTTTTGAGATGCGCTGTATTGTGTCCACCAAGTACCACCACTACCATCGTTTATACTTGCGGTAGTAAATGAATTAAAATCATTGTCTAGCCAATTTACTTTAGTATCACCTTCTCTATAATTCCAGTTTACACCCTTTGTAGTGATTGCATCAAACCTAGTACCAATACCCATTTCCCAACTTCCAGATATAGCATTTGCATGAATTGTATATTCTAATGGTATTTCTTCCGTTTGAGATTCTTTTATCAACAATCTAGCATCATTCATACCAATTGTACCATTATATAATGATTGGGATAAAAACCCTAAATCAAATTTGAGTAAAGCATGTGATACATCTTTTACGTTTCCGAAAAAAACTTTACTTACTTCTAATATCTCATCAAGCCCAGTATTTTGATTGGGTTGTTGTAGATAAATTGATGCGTCTTTTGATGCTGTTAAAAAATAGTATGCCATTATTTTGCCCTCCCTTTTATGTCTGAATCAGGAAACTTAATTTCAAAAACAGAAGGGTCTAATGATGGATATACCACTTTATTTTTAGTTGCCGCTTCTATATTATACGAATTTGTAGAATATTGCCCTCCGCATTTATTTACAATTTCAAGCATAGGAACTGATGATACTCCTTCAACATTTGCCAATATTAATTCTAATTGACTTAGATTAATTGTTTGATTAAATGTCCACTTATCAATATTGAAATAATTTTTTAATTCTAAAATACACTTAGCTACTATTTCTGATTTATTAAAATTAGGATAGCAAGTTACTTCAAAATTAACTCCTATATTTATTATAAATCCATCGGAAAAATTAACACCATCCGTAAGAATTTTATATTCATTTAGATATGTTTTTAAATTTTCTTTAACTGCTCTATTAATTTGAGTTAATCTACCAGTACCATCCAATCCCAACATATAAAGATTTATAGCAAATGGATTATTTTTTTCGTTATCATTTGATGTTTTTCCAATTAAAAAATCTCTAATTTCAGCAGATACTGTTTCTTGCGTTGGTTCTTCTATATCAGGTCTATTAACAAATCCCATTACCAAATCGGTAAATTCTTGCAAAGCTTTAGGTGATGCTAATATTGATGATGGTGAATTATTATCCAACTTACCATCAGCGGTTGCGTAACATTTAGAAACAGAACCATATTTCGGTGGCATTGAAAGAGCCCTTACTTGATAATCCTTTGTAGTTACTGCTCTATTTTGAGAACCAAAATTTGCTAAAGCATTTTGTCTAATTTCTTCTAATGTTTCACTACCTCTACCACCAGACGCCGGTATTTCATTTGTAACGGCTACTGAATTTTTTAGACTATTATATGTTGCTATTTGAGATTGATTTAAATCTCCATAATCATTATCATATACAATAGATGTTATTCTAGTTAATTGACCCGATTCTATATTTGATAAAATACCACCACCTACATAATACTTAACAGTAATTGATGTATTTGATGGAGATGTTCCGTATGTTTTTGTTTTTAAGAAATTTGTTGGGTCAAATGATTCTTCCAATCTTTTAATAGAGTTAGGTAACCCCAGTCCTACATTTTTAAGATTTGGAATTAATTGTTCATCTGATGCCGATGGGTCACCAGCTCCAAATTGAAGTGTAGTACTTAAATCAGGATTTACCTTTGATACAAATCTTCTTGGAGTTTTTAAAGTTTTTAAAATATATGGTACGCTATCTTTAAATTGTACAAGATCTGGGTCATTTAATTCCGTATTTGCATAATCTAAAAAAACCATCTCTTGTGCTAAGTAAGGTACTTCATAATATTTGTTATTATTAGAATCTCTTACATCATATACTTCTATAATATTAGTATCACTTAAATTTATAGTTTGAAATGGTGTATATGAACCAAATTCAAAAGTAGCTTCTTTCGATGTTGCAGATATTGCCTGAACATATTTTTTTACAAGATATAAAGTAGGTTCACCTGTATTTGCATCCCTCTGATACACAGTAATATCTCTATCCGTAGTATCCGAAAAATCTATTATATCGGTAGTAATAAATTTAATAGATTCATCTTTAGACTCAATTTCCATACCTTGTCTAATCCTTAGTAAATATTTAGTATCTATTTCATTTAATATACCACTACCAACCGCAGGTACTATCTGATACACAGACATTAATGTTGTTGCAGGTGCAGTAACTTTTGGTTTATATCCTAACGCATGAGCCAATGCAACTACATTTTCTAAATCTTCGGCTGTTGTTATTAATGATTCTTTAAATGTATCATCTATATAGTATGATAGTACATCACCTATATAAGATGCCATTTCAATAAACATCATACCAGGAGAAGCTTCAGTAAAATCAGTATTTGTTTTTGGAAAATATGTTTTTGAAAACTCAATTAAGTTATCTCTAAAGGCTGAAAAGTCTTTATTAAGATATTTTATATCTTTTCCTCTATTTGTAAAATTGTTATTTGATGGTGTTAAACTCATATTATGGTGCTATTTGTGCTATGTTAAATGATACCAAACCAGAATTACCAGTACTTCTACTTCTAAATTTCAATGATATGTTTATCAAATTTTTATCTTTATTTTCATTACTCATATCAACATTTATTTCCTCAATACTTACATTTGGTATATATTTTTCAACAGAGTTTGTTATTATATCTTGAACTTTTTCTTCGAATTCATCTGTAATTGGTTCAAATAATACAGTTTCTACACCTGTACCAAATAAAGGATTCATCAAACGCTCTCCTCTTTTAGTTAATAATAGATTTTTTATATTAGTTTTAAGTTGTTCTATTTCCGTATAATTTTGTTTAAAGGCAACATTACTTATTTGAATTGGTAAAGACAATCCAACTGCATAATCTTCATATTCCTTTGTTTCTATTATAGGTTTTTTTCCTAATATAATTGCCATTACTTCTTAAATCGTTTTACCAATTCTGAATAGTCTCTGTTAAAAGCCTTATCCAATTCAGCTACTCCAGTATTTACACCCAATCCAGTTGGAGAAGGTCCTTTCGCTAAATCACCATAACCCATTTTTTCAGCAATTGCTGTTTTACCTACAATAGAACCCATATCACCCTGTCCAAAGTTCATTGTTCTAAACCCACCATCTCCTTGTGGAATACCACCTCTTGTTTCATTGAGGATTTGATTAATCATTGGGTTTTTACTGAATTGTTTTTGTGGTACTACTTTTGTAGATACTGATTCTTCAATAAGTTCATCATCTAACATAGCTTTAGCCATAGATAATCCAGTAGTTTTTGGTTTAGCAGGTTGTTTACCCTCTGCTAACATCTTTTTCATCTCAGCCTTCACACCTTCCTTAATTAAAGCAGGTAATTGCTCTTTAAGTTCCTCTTTAATAAGAATTTGGATGGCTTTTAATAGTTTGTCCGTATTCATACTTTATTATTTGTTATGTTTATAAATATTTGAATTGTTATTTTTGAAAATTATGAACTGAATAGGGTTGCTTCCTCTTTTCTTCTTCTAACTAGACCTTCATATAATTTACCAGTAGATGCTCCTCTAGTCGGACCATTTAGTAAACCATTTGCTGCAGATGCATAATCTTTAGCTCTAATTGCTGCAGGAATATTTGGATAATTTGCGAAACTTCCACAATTATAAACAAAGCTTAAACACGCTGCTTTTTGTTTATTATTAAGAGCATCAAACTCAGCTTGAGATATTTTTGATTTTCCACTACCTACAAATCTTGCTTTATATGATACAGAAACTTCATATTGTAATACTTTTAATGCAGCCTCAACTGTTGTTGTATCTCCATATTTAACATCTCGTATTGTTCCAGTTGATGGGTCTAATATTTTATCCGAACCAAATCCTAATCTTGGAGTACCTTCATCATTTAATGCCGCTTTCGCAAAACCTTCATTTTTAGCAATAAATTTAGCTGATAGTGTAATCCAATCAGCACTTAAATCCAATGCACCTAAATCGACATTTATAATACCACCACCACTACTACTAAATCCACCGCCACCACCTGCTCTAAATCCGCTTACGAATGGTTTACCTTGATTAAACTTTATTTCTCCGAATTCATCATCCGATACTGATACATTTATAGATTGTCCAGAATCCAATTCAAAGAATTTTAAATCAATTTGTTCTTCAGTAGTTCCATTTGGAATACTTTCTTCTTTTGTTGTTTTTACCGATTCTTGCTCATCTGCATTTTCTTTTGGTACAAAATCATCTTCGGTAACAAGTTGAGTTCTTGTTGAAGGAGCTATAAAATAACCATTCCAATTTAAAACTCCAGGTCCTGGTATTTGTACTGGTGATGGTGGAGGTCCTGCTGCAAATAAAGATACAGTATATATAGTACCTTTTACACTATTCAAATGGTTAGTTGCGTATGATATAAATTCATCTACAATTAAACCTGTGTTATTTGTTGGATTTATTGCTGCCATATTATTAAATTCTTACTACCCCCTGTACCGCTCCCATATCTTTAATACAATGAGCTGTTATTCTAGCTCTACCTTTAGGTCCTTTGTTTCCATCAATACCCCACCATTTTCCACCATCAATTTTCCAAAACATTCCTATATGGTTTGATGCACCATTAGTACCATCCCAATCATAAATTATTCCATCCCCTGCTTTTGGTACAAACTTAGCATTTTCTGGATTTTTCATGTCCACATATCTACCATTTTTAATAGCCCAGTCAACCCACGCTGGAACATACGCTGGGTTTGGGTGGGTTTTAAGAATGCTAGATTCATTTAGACTATTTTTACCTTCGGCTTCAGTCCACCAAGTACCTACAGTAGCTCCACACCATGCCCATCCAGTTCCACCTCCAATTTTTGCACCACCTAACGTTTGTATTTGTAGAATTCTAGGATGCCCAGTATCATCTGGATTTTCTATTACATCTTGACCTGCGTCATATACCGCAATTTGAACTGCCCTTCCTCCAATAGTGGCATCACCTGCAAAATTATTAAATTTTACATAAGGAGCACCACCTCCAGCTCCACCACCTCCTATTTTAAACCCACTCACAAATGGTTTACCTTGATTGAATTTAATTTCACCAAATTCATCATCTGATACGGATATATTTATAGATTGTCCAGAATCTAATTCAAAATATCCTAAATCAACTTTTTCTTTCGTATCAATAATATTCGATTTCTCTGCTGAAATTATTTCTGGTACTGCGGCTTTTTCAGTAGATGATGGAGTAGACGGTGTAGATGTTAGTGGTTGTGAGGAATCTAATTCAAAATATCCTAAATCAACTTTAGGTTCTACTTTAGTAGTTGTTGTAGTTGGTGTAGCTGGAGTAGCTGGTACAGGTACGTTGGTTGTTATAGGTTGACCAGGAACTATACCTAATATTGCATTTTGAATTGGTACTTCAGTATTATAATCTTTATTTTTATCTAATATTGCTGTATATTTATTTATAATATCAGATATAGTTTGTGCTTTTAATAATTCATTTTGTGCTGTAAATTCTATGTATTTTTCAATTGCTTCCTCTAAAGATTCCTGATATTCAATTCTTTGTTCAGGAGTTAATTCTTCCGAAATTACCGATGGCCCCGATATTGGTTTTTGCCAAATGCCAGGATCTGTAACAATATTTTGAGTTACACTTAAATTTACAGTTGCTTGTATAGCTGGTTGTATTGGTAATGGTGATGTTGCCATAACTGCACCTGCCCAATATGCTTTAACACCAGCGCCCATTTCACCAACCAAATCGTATGGAGTTGATGAATTTACACCTTTTTGTAAAGCAGATGCAAATAGTTGTTTCATCATTTCAACATTTCCACTTACTAATGGTATTTTATGTTGTGTATCAAAACCTCTCTTTACGGCAGCATCATATTCTTTTGCATACAATTCAGCAACAACACCGATATCCGAAATTCCTTCTGGACTATTTGCTACTCTTAATATATTTTGTTTGAATATTTCCCAAGACATTATTTAATTATTTTCTTCGCATTCCCCAGCTTTCTAAATTTGGAATTTCTCCTTTATTACTTTGTATGAATAATTCTACAGCCCTTTCTTCGGTAACTTTACCTTTAAAAGTAAGCGCACCAACCCCATCTGCTTCTCTCTCACCTACAAATAGCATAACAGACATCCGCTTACCATCCCATTCATATCTATAAGATAAATCTCCTTTTGGTGGAGCGGGTCTAGGTGCCGGTGTTGTTACAGGTTCTGCTTTAGCATATTCAAATTTCTTTTCTTCTTTTTGAAATGCTTTTGGTTCGGGTGGAGTTTTTGGTTTAAACTTTTTAAGTTCTTTAAATGCAGGCTTCTTTGGAAATTTTGGTAAATCCGGAATACCCAAAGAATTTTTTAATCCTTTTAATAATTCACCAACATCACCTTTTAAATCTGAAAAAGCTGATGCTAATTTTCCAGCTGCCGCATTAGCTTGACCTGCTGCTGCATTTGCTGCACCTTTTGCTGCTGCTTTTCCTGCTTCGGCCGCTTTACCAGCTTCGGCTCTTTTTTTTGTATTATCTATCATTATGCAGTTTGATTTAATTTACTAAGTATATCATTTAACTTTGAATGTATCTTTCCAAACTCAGGTTTATTTTTAGGTCCTATTGCGGTTGGGCCTGATGGTGTTAGGAATTGCATATCTCCGATAGCTTGTATTAATTCACTTAGGATTTCAACTAACTTCTGTCCTTTAACCATAGGCTCTAAATCCTTACTACCTAAGAAAACAGAACCATTTCCAGCAAATACTTGAAAATCTCTATTGTTTGTAACAAAACTTATGTTATCATTTACACTAACATTCATACCAAGTCTTGTATCAATTGAAAACTGTCCATCTGATATAAACCCAACATTACCTTTTGCATAGAACATCATTTCCGCATTTTTTGCAGATAGGATAATTCTACCAGAGTTTATTAAAGCTTGGTCACCCTTTAGTTTTTCAGGATATGGTTTAAATGATTTTGGTTGTGTTTGAAAATCAGTAGCTCCTTTTTCATTTATAGTACCAGGAATAAAAGGTAAAATATAATCACCTGAACTCAATACTATACATGAACCATCTCTATTTATATCTTCATTAATACTACCGGATGTAGATGGAATTATTTGTGTTAATGGTGATTCACTATTTCTGATTATTATATTTGGAGAAAATACTCTATTTGGATTATTATATGCTGAAAATCTAATACTCTGCCCAAAACGAGATTCTATTAAAGTGTCACCTTCATTAAGTGTTAATCTATGTATATTAGATGGAAAAAAATAACTACCATAGCCATCTGTGTTTTTTGATGATTCTCCTTCAGCGGTACTTCTGGGAATGTTAGTTGCTTTTTGTTTTTCGTAAGCTGCAGCTTTATTTTGTTCAGGAATTTGTTGTGTATTTGCACTTTTTTGCCTTTTAGCAAACTTTTGAGAAATAGTATTATATGCACTACTTAAATTTTTATTACCAGATACATCAGAATCTATTCTCGTATATGTTATATTTGAACCATCTTTGTTTATTGAAACTTTTTCGTTTACTAATGGCAAATTTATAAAATTCTTTTCATGTGGATATGCTATTGGTAAGTCTGGGTCAAATAGAGTTGCAGTGGAATCTGTAGGCGATACCATTCTATATGTTATAGCTCCAATGTCTCCAGCATCTTTGTATTTGGGGTGTGTACTATCTAATATTACACTATAAACTACACCCAATGTTGCATCTTTGTTTTCCGAATTGGGACCTGTAAAATTAGTTTCTGTAGGCATCTTATTTCATTTTCTTTTTTAAATCTTCCAATTCAAATTCTAAATCATCCACTCTCTCTACCTCTTGTTTGGTTTCCTCTAATTCTTTAAGTAATTGATTCTTTTCAAATTCAGTTAAGAACCCATCCTGTCCTTCAGTTTTCTTTTCCGATGCTATAATTTTAGTTGCAATTGTTGCTAACTTAACCAATTGGTCATCATTCTTTACTGAACTATCAATTAGTGAAGATAAAATAGGACCTACACTAGCTACATCCCCAGCGTGCTTAATCATCTTTTTAAGTTCTTCTATTAAAGCTGATATCTTTGCTTTTTTTGATAACTGATTGTTATAGATATCTTCGAAAAGAGAACTTAGATTCTTTCCTTTAAATAATTCGAATTCTGTTGACATATTAATATATTTACATTTTGTATGTATATAAATATGGTTCTATTAAAATGTTGAAATTAAACTGGGATTACTTCAATTGTAATCTTAGGTTGATATCCTTCAGGTAGTTGTCTATTGACACCTTTGAATTCGTTTACTTTGTTCTTAAAGTATGTTATTTGTAATACCTTATCAGTTAGGTTCATTACAGTTTGAGATGATGTAGACATTTCTTCCGTATCTCTTTTCATATTAAGAGCCGGTCTTTTTGGGAAGTACTCCTTTCTCATAGCTTGTGCTATTCCTTTCCAATCTTCTACCTTATCAACCGATTTCTCTGCTGATATTTTTCTCATTTTTGAACTTAGGTATTTTTCACCATGTGTATATCCCGCATCGGTGAACATGTGTCCGTGATTTGTACGAACAACAGGTGATTCCGAATTTTGAAGTTTAACATCAGGTTTATGCTTTGATGTAGTTTCAATACTAACCATGTGTTTTGGTGATGATACGAATGTATGACCTTTGAGAGATAATCCACTCTTACCCTTATATTGTAGTGCTGCTCTTACTGCATCCAATAGGGTGGGTTGCTTAATGATATTTCTCATCTTATCACCGTCAGGTCCCGGCTTTCCAGCTTTCTTTACAAGCTTAGCTTCAGCTTCATCATGTCCAACTAATAGTGCTGCATTTACAACACCAATTCCGTTTTCATTTAAACCTTCACTCCAATCAGTTATTAAATCATGTAGATATGCAACTTCCACACCATCGATGATAGTATGTACAATTTCTAAAGATGGGTTGTAAGCTCTATCTCTATTTTTAGCTAAGATAAACTTATCTTTAATTTCTTTAGATACAATGATGCACTCTGAAAGTTTCATTTATTATTGGATGTATGCGTTCAATTCGTATGAATTTTTCATACCATAAACTTGAATCTGAAGTTTCTTTCTTTGAACCTTACCATCTTTAGATAATTCAATACTAAATTTATTAGTCTTACCTTCCGATGGTTTTTTAGGTCCCATTCCTATTTGTCTGAAAGAATCATCATCATTTATTTCGTATCCTTTTTTCTCTGCGTATGCTTTAGCTGCTTGGATAGCTGATGTATATGATTTGTGATATACTTCGTAATCTGATTTTGCTTCTGTTACTGATTCTTTTACGAACTTTCCATCTTTATCAGATACATAATAAGCAACCATATTATATGAGCCACCTCTTTCCTTTTCAAGTTTTTCTACTGCTTTCTTAGCATCTTTATATGATGAATACGAATCTTTAAAAACTCCCGTACCCTGTCCTCTACCTTTATTGTAGCCTACATGATACAATCCTTCGTTTAGTAAATCTTTTAGCTTTATCATATTAAAACGCTTTACTTAATTCTTTAGCCGCATCATCTCCGTATTTTGATTTGAATTTATCTGTCAAATCTTTTAGGATACTACTTCTATATTTAGAAACTTCCGATGGCATTGAACCTTCAATATCATGTATTGTTTCAATTGCTTGTAATAATTTAAGAGCCTTTGTATTATTTAAAAATGTTGCTAATTCGATTACAGCACCAGTATGGTCGTTTCTATCAGTCAATTTAGCTACCTTCTCTATAATTTGCGTAGTATCCTTTACTTCGTTTACTTTAGGTTTTCCGGTTACAATACCCATTAATTTTATCATCTTATTTCTTTACTTTAATTTTCCAATAAGTACCAAATCCAACATAAGGTGAG